CCTTCTCTTTCTGGTCCTTGTTTCTCTTTCTTCGCTGCTTCTTCTGCGGCTTTACGTTTAGCTTCTTGTGCTGCTAAACTATATTTATCTAAATCAGAAAACGCATCCATAATTGTGTCCTCATCAAGACCAATACCATACTGTCCATAAGCATCCTCGGTCCCCGTTGCGTTGACATATGGATTATAAGACACGGCGAATGGATCGGGGCCACCCAACAAACTAGAAATGTCAAAAGACGAATTAATAGATGGTGATGCTAATGATGTTAGTTGTGGTGCTTGATAATTATAATTTGGAGCTGCTGTCGTTCCATAATCTGGTCCAGGTATTGCACTAGGATCATAGCCCATAGAATAATTAGGCAAGGTTCCTGTTGAACCACTAGACACACCGAGGAGCGCGGGCATTGGCATTCCGCCTTGTTGCATTTCTACACGGCCACCGTCTGCTTTACCTAAACCTAAAGCATTAAGTTCGTCTTCAGTTGCATATTCATACTCGTTACCATAAAGAGTGCCATCACCTAATACTGTTGGCTCAAGAAGAGTTGATAGAAAAGGAAATTTAGCGTATCTTAAAAAATCTGCACCAAGAGCATATCCTTTTCCCAATAGATCACTTCTATCAAGACCTAAATCTTCATTTATAGCACCTCCAGGATCTTCATAATCTTGAATAATTTTATCAGCAGACCCTTCCGGAAAAGATAAATTAGGAGACGCCATGATTTCCTCTGGTGTTTTACCTTCAAGATTTTCAAACATTGGACCATAAACTAATTCAGGTGTTATATCTTCTGTTATATCTTCTGTTATATCTTTATCATCACCCATTTTACTCGCAGCGATGGCCGCGGCTAATAGTTTTGCAGGGTCTTCTGATCGTCCTCGTGTTACACCTAATGAATCATATAAGTCACCATAGCCGGTCTTGTCCTTACCGCCTTGTAGCATTCGCATGCCTAAACCTATAAGACCTTGTCCTTGCATTACACTTCCCCTGATTTAATTGTTGCTTGCATATTCTTTATACCATCTTTTGCTAGTGATACTGACGCTCTAAGTTTTTGATGCTCGTCATTCTGTTCCATCTTGTCTTCGGCCAGTTCTCTAGACTGCATCATCTTAGCTCGTTCTAGGTTAATCTTTTCTTCGGCCTCATCTTGTCGAGCCTGCTCTTCACGTGCTTTTAAATCTAGTTCTCTATCTTTTAATTTTAATAATGGATCATTTTCAACTTGATTCAATACTTCTTTTTCTGCTTCTGCAAAGTCATCACTAAATTCAGATATCAATTGTGCCTTTCTAGCTTCCATTTGTATTTGTAAGTTAGTTTCTTGCTGTTGTAGTTGCTGTAATTGCGGATTTTGTTGTAATTGTTGTTGCATTTGCGGATTTTGTTGTGCTTGTTGCATTATAGGCTGCACTTGTTGCATTAATTGTTCCATTTTTTGTTTTTCTTCTGCAAATTCCATGTCAACTTGCTCTGTTGCCATCAAAAGTATGTGTTCCATACAGTTTTGCTGCAACATTCCCATCGCTGCTGGATTATTTCGTATAACAGTCGTCCCCATGAAGCGTAAATGTGATTTCATGTGCGCTTGGTGATCTTGTTTTGGGAAAGCTTGGAATTTTTTACCATTCAACGCCAAAATATTTTCACTTGCTGGGTCTAAAGCAGTTGGTTTTGGTGGTGGCGGTAACAATTGGTCAATATCTTTAACGCCTAACGCTTCATACATATGTCTATACGCGTGATAGATGTTATGCATTTGGGGATTCGTCATTGCAATTTGCATTTCTGATTGTGCAATACTAATTCTTTGTGTTTGTGAGAAGATATTAGGGTCTGCTACAGGTATAATATCTACCTTAGGACCAAAATCATCTTTGAATATTTGGTTTTGTCCACCAACAACATCATACGGATACATGTTTGGTAGATAAGTTACAAAGTTTTCTGCTAACAGCATAAACTCACATTTCATTGCTGCATATAAACGTTTATGTATCGCTGACATAACCCGCGATCCACGCTCCAAGAGCGCAACTGTAGTACCCACGGCTGCCGATTGATTACCATCACCCACTTGCATATCAGCAATGCTCGCGAATCGCTGACCTGATTGAACAACCGTGCTCAATAGTTGTAGGAGCGTGGCGTCCGGACCTTTAAATGGTAATGGCATAAATGCATCTCTAAGGTTTCCACCAGGTGCATCAACGTCACGGAACTCGCCCGGCTGCAACGGTTGAGCTTCGTCTCTGACGCGGATGCCTCGCATTTTGAATCCGGCCGGTAAATTTGACAAGGTGCCGGCATCGAGAAGTTGTCTCAACGCAGCGGTGGCAGTTCTTGATAAACCGCCGATCATGTGGATTAGGCCGAACCCGTAAAACCCGAGTCCTGGTAGAAATTTGAAATGAACAAAATAATCTTGTCTATTTTTTAATTGATCATTTTGTTTATAGTTACGTTTAATAGATAATACTTGTGAAGAAGCTTCTTCTATTGTTACAATATATGGAAATTTAATTCCTGTTGATTCATTTGTTTCTGGATCAATGTCCTCGAATCCTGGAATCTCTAAATGTACGTGTGCTTCGATTACAGAAAATATTTCTGTGTTTCTAGGTTCAACACCAGACATCTCATCTTTTTCGTTTTCTATATCATTGCTGCTATAGTTTCCTTCGCTGTCTATATCTATTTCTCTATATATTCCTGCAAGCTGGTGTTGTTTAATATCATTGTATGTCATCTTTACACGATGCATAATTGTTTCTGTATCGTCTAATGAAGTTGCTGTATACGGAACATATAAATCTTCCGCAGGCACAAACTTAGAAACGCTTCTTTGTAAGATTGCGTCATAGTAAACTTTTTTAAATGTAGAACCTGATAGTGGTAAGTTAAATAACATTTGATCAAACTCTGGTTCGTATTCTTTCATGTTAACCATAATTTGATAATTCATAAAATCTTTTACACGTGTTGCTTGAGCAACTTTGTCAGATGATTCTAAACCCATAACTTGAGTTCTAACTGGGCCACCTGCTGGTAGTAATTCTTTATAAGCTAATGCTTGAAACTGTGTAACTGCTTCTGCAAGTACCGGGTGTGTTGCACCTGATGCACCTTGAAATGGTTCTGATCTGTCTTCGTATTTAAACCCTAAAAGTTCTAAACCTTTTTTGTATGTTTGCTCCCACTCATCTCTTGATGATGCACACTCATCAAACTCTTCTAGAATATCACCAGCAATTACATTTAAGTCACTATCTTCTAAAAACTCTGCTAAGTTTGCATCGTGTTGTTCTGCGCCCTGCATCATTTCTGCTTGTGGGTCTAAATTTATTTCTGCTCCGCCGTCTTCTAACATCTCAACATCAATGTCAGATGGATTTAAGTCTTGCGCCTCTAGTTCTACGTCTTCTGGTAAAACATCAACAGGCATTTTACTTTTTTCCATTAGGTCTTTTTCTACAGCCATTATTTTCTCCTATATAATGTTCCCATGCCTTGTGACATAGGGCCTTTTTGTGGTGGCACTGTACCACCGTTTGCAAAACTTTTTATTATTCTTAATCTTAATTCATCTTCTGGCGACATCATTCCTGGTTGCATTACAGCGTCGTCATAGTAACCGCCTTCTATTCTAAAGTCGTTAGGTAAATCTAAGCCTGCTTCATAAGCCATCGTAGGATCATTCATATCTATGTTTCCACTTCCCCTAACATTTATATCAAATGGTCCTATGTCTACACCACCTGCAACATCGTAGTTTCCTGTAGCATTATCATATTTTGGTTCAAACAAAGTGTCTACTTTATCACCATCTTTAAAACCTATACGACCGCCTTCAGCTTTTTTTGTCTTTGGTTTGAATGGTATTACATTACGGTTCTTTGAAAGCTCACCTGATTTATCATCTGCAAGTTTATTAATTAAATCGTTTATTTTATCTTCTACTGTATCTATAGATTTAACAGTGTCTTTATAAGCAGTTTCGTTTGGAAACTTATATTCATCAAATAAATACGCTCTAAAGTTTTGATAGTCGGCACCATCAACATCCATAGCTTTTAGAGATTCGTCTATTTCACTTAACATCTTACTTCTTGTTGCTTCAGGTAACATGCTATAGCGTTCTTTGGAAGCTATCTCTTCATACAAGTCAAATAACTCTGCTTCAGGATTACCTCTCGGCCCTTTAACTTTATTTATAAGATAAAGTTCTTTATCAAATTCTTTTTTCATGGCTCCTTGAAATTCGTCCAAGCCAACCCTTTTAACTTTTTGTTTGTACGTTTGTTTTTCTCCAAAAGGTTTCATACCACGTTTTGCAAGTTTAGCAGCTTCCATGATGCCTTTACCAATTAATTTACCACCTGCAAACATACCTACACGTCCGCCTTGGTTAAAAGATTCACCAAAGCCATCTTTTACCATTTGCTCTAGTAACGCTTCAAACCCTTCAGGATCTCTCTCTATCATTCTTAATTGTTTCGCTGTAGCGTTTTCTGTAACATACACTCTAGCTTTTTCTTTATCTATTAATCTAAAAAACAATCNTCTTTGATCGTCTGTGTAGCGTGGTGAGTTTTGTATCATGTCTTCTAGTTTTAAAACTTCATCATATCCAGTAGCCGGGTCTCTAATTATATTTTTAATTTGTTCCATGTCACCTATAGCGTCTGGTCGTTGTGGTCCAACCGGAACTTTTGGTTTTGCCATACTTGCTTCAAACTGTGGATTTATTCTTTTTAACAGTTGCATCAAACCACCTTTAAATTTTCCAACTCTACCGCCGTCCGCGTTCAACGTTCTTTTTGGATTTAAAATTCTATTAAGTTGCTCAAGTGCTTCATCAACACCTTCGTCATCAGCAATACGATTAAACTCATCCATTTGTTTTGTCAGTTCTTCCATTTCTGACAACTGTATTTTTAATTCGTTTGTTGTACTTTCTAATTTTTTATTGCTCGCTTCCATCATTTCGTCTAGTTCTTTTGTTAATGGACTTAAGTTTTGTCTTTCTAGGTCGTAAAGTTTACGTGACTTTTTAAGTGCGGCTGCTGTTTCGTAATCTACTTCAGGATCACGTGCTGGTCCAAACATTTCTGTTTTTTTGGAACCCTTCTTTTTAAATAAAGAAGCCAAACCCTTTAATAGTTTTATCTTTGACATTAATAGTACGTCCTTTGTTGTTGCGGTAGCGGCTCATCCTCGTAGTCTTCGGGATGGTCTACAAAACCACCTTGTCTAAATCTCATTACTGCTTGAGTCATGCTGTCCACTAAGTCATCGTGTTCGCCTAGCGGGAATGCAGCGCATTCCTCAATCACTTCCTCTGCCCATTTCGTTTCCGGTGCCCAGATCATACCAGACTCAAACAACGGTGCAACAGAGTTTATCCTTGTATGTTTATCATTTCCTTTGCTAGGTGTAAAGTTAATAACTGGTATCCCAAGTTTACGTAATTCATAGGTTAATGGCAATCCTGATGCTTTTGCTTCTATTATCACCGTTTCTGGCTTCCAATAGTCGTATTGTTCTTTGGCAACTCTACGCAGTTCTGGAAACTCAAATCGGTCTTTTACCATATCCATTAGTATTAATTGCGGTCCGCTATCCTCGTCTGGTGTAAATACACCCCATGTTGTTATGGCGCTGTAGTCAGCAGTTTCTTTTTTCATAAACGCTGTATCATAACTTTGTATGACATGCTGTAGTGGTGGCAGATCTTTTTTATCCCAAACATTCCACCATTCACGTTTTATAATACTACCTTCAGCTGCTGTTGGATTTTGCTGGTATTGCGCATTCCATTTTAATATACTTACGGA